TGATATTTTGGGCGTCACAGTAGGGAAACATTATTTCATTGTAAAATTTAGATGCATTTTCTAAAAATATATCCGAGCTATTTCTAATACCTGTGTGGGTATCATTCAGGATTGCTATTTTTGCCATTCAATCTTCTTTCAATTTCAAGTTTTTGTTCCATAATAATTTTTTGCTGAGACTCAAGTTCCTCATACTGAATGTCCGCTTCAGATTTCTTAGGAAACTCGACTATATCACCCATCATTCTAGAAAATCTTTTAGATCGGAGTCTACATTGACACTTCTTTTCTTACGCATTTGTTTCTCCTTCTTACCAAATTCTTTCAATTCTGTATCATATTCTTTAACTTTGTCGATGCGGTCTTTCAATACATCAATAAAGTGAGTCGCAACACTAGCTGAAGCCTCGCCTTGTTCTGTTACTAGAAAAGCTTCAATGCCGGATTGGGACAGATATTTTTCTTTTATCTCTTGCTGTTTCTTTTCTTTTGCGATACGTCGAAGAAATGCATACCAAATGATCTGCGTAAAATATGCAAATGCGTTCGGCTTACCCGTGCGTGTTACAGCATTGATATTATAATTCTCAACAGCTTTTAAGCAATTTTCGACTGCATCCATTACCATTTCTTCACGGTACGTATATCTAATAAAATTAGACTTGTGAGATAAATTTTCTGCAATATTAAGGAAACATCTCGCTAAGTAGTTCGGAACAATAGGTAAATCTTGTTCCGCATCTCTGGCGGAATTGACTGTTTTTACATACTCCACGATGTTTGCAGAAAATTCTTGATTATTTACATAGTGAGCATTCTTTGATTTTTTTCTAGTCATTTCACATTTCCTTCATAATTACTAACATTATAGCACAATTTTTCAATCTAGTCAAGAAATAAATTTTTATTTGATATTGAGGCGATTTTATCTTGACATTTCTGAAAATTCTGTTATAATAAGATTCTTCTTAGTGAAGCGGGGGTATAGTGTTTCCTCTAGGGAAGTTTACTACAGTAGAATCAGAATCAGATTTCAAATCAACATGACTCATTCCTAATCTTTCCATCCAGGTAGTTGCGTCTAGTTTAACGTCTATTTCTTCAGATTTTATATTTTCTCTGCTTTCTTTTAATATTTCTACAGCAGCATCATATTGGTTCATTAAATCTTCACTTGGAATAGTTCTGGCCATAATATGTTGGCAATTAAGAGAAACAAGATTTAGTTGTGTATCGTCTGTGAAAGACATCCATGGTCGTAACATTCCTAGAGTTTTGTTCCCACTCAATTCTTGCTTAACAATCATAAATGCGTTTTTAACAATAACTTCAAATTCATCTTCATATTCTTCTTCAGGTAATTCAATCATATCACATAATAATTCATCGCCGTTTGAAAGTTTAATTTGTAAAATGTTACTATTTTTCATAACTTAATCCTATACTCTTTATAATCGAATTGCTCTTTAGTATATATCTTTAATCTTTCTTCGCCGTGGAGAAGTGCATAATTTTTTCTTGATTTGTGCTGTAGGTCGTCTACTAAATCGTATAACTTACTAACTCTCCCATCATCACTTTTTCTCAAACTTCTTCCGATACTCTGTAAAACTCTAATCTGGGATTTACTAGGTGAAGCAAATACGATGTTGTGCAGATTCTTTATATTTATACCAGTACTAAATGTTCCTAGTGACGCTACAATTATAGAATTTTCCTGAGTTTCAACTATTTTTCTGATTGCCTCTCTATCTGTTGCTTCTGTTTGACCTGATACATAGAATATTTTTCTATTTTCTTCCGCTTTTTCTGATATAATATCATACAACACTTTGCCATGCTTTTCGACAAATTGAAATAAAACAAGAGTATTTCCTTTAGCATCAATAGCTAAATTTCGTATAAAATTATTTCTCGATTCGTTTAGTACGATCCAGTTTATTTCTTGTGCATAAGTTTTTCCTACATTTTCTATCTTATCTTCGTCGTTATATTCTAGGGTTAACATAAAGATATTCAATGCAGCTAAGGTATCATCGTCTTGTAGTTTCTTTGTTGTAGTTACTTTCCGCACTTTACCAAATAGACCTTCTAACACAAGTTTGTGTGTCTGTGTACCATCTAGTGTGCCCGTAGTGCCGAAGCGATATGCAGTATTAACACATTTATTCATAATTGATGATAATGATTTCGATTTGAATCCGTGACACTCATCTCCAAATGTTACGCCAAATTCTGCAAACCAATTAGGCTGTAGTTTGTAGATAGATTGCCATGTGCTGATAACAATACGTTCCTCAAGATCATGCTTTGCTTTTCCTGAATATATAACGTGCGCTTCTTTTTCTATATCAAACGAACTGTCGTGTGTTGAGTAGTCGCCAAAATCTGCAAACATTTGCTGCACTAAAGAAGTTGTAGGAACAATAACTAAAACTTTATCGTCGTGATTTTCCATGTACCAACGCATGAGTACATAGATAATTAAAGATTTACCTGATCCTGTTGGAGACAGTAGGATTGATCTTTTATTTTTAATTGCTGTGCATATAGCATCGAATTGGTAGTCTCTTACTGTAATGGGATTACCGCGACTTCTTAAATTTAGAGTTTCGATAAATTGCATAATTTGATCTGGATCAACTTGATTGTACTGTTCTGGCGAACCATACTCACCGTCCTCATAATCAAGTTCATATCCGCGCTGTTTTGCAAAAGCTTTTAATTGATGCAATAGACCTGCGGGCAATTCTTGCGTCATTCCGTTAAATATGCGAATTTTGCCATCCCAAACTTTGTTTTTATATAGAGGCATAAATTTATATCCATCTACAAAGAAGCTAAAGTATTCGTTTAGTTCCATAAGAATGCCGCTGTCGCAGTCAACTAGTAGCTGACTTTCGTTTTTCTTCATTACAGTAATTTTTTCAATCATCTAATAGTCCGTCTCTCCAACTTGATGAATTTGCGGTTTGTTCGATTTTCTTTCTCTTATCTGTCTGTGCGAGAACAGGCAAATATAATCTCAAAGCCTCTTCGATAATTTGTGTTCTAGTCCTATATCTAGTGATATAAGAGTCGACTTCTGATAAAAGTTCAACGTCAAGCCTTGCTCTAACACTGAAAGTAGGAACTTTAGGATGTTTGCTGCCCATTTTTAGCCTCCCGCTTCAAACTGTTTCCATTTAATGATGTTGCCGATACTTTGATGTTTCCATTTTAAATTTTCGACAATCTCTGTTAGTGTTTCAACAAAAGTTTTGTAATATTCTATTTTTTCTTCACTGCGCTGAATATCTACATCTGAATCGTACCATTTGTTCATATCGCCTTTCATTACCTTAACTCCATTAAACGGATCATAATCCCAACCATGTGCCTCGATAGCATCTTGGTCCATCTTACCATTGTAGTACAGCCATTTCTCTTTTAAAAGAATATTCTGTTTCATCTTAGATTTTTTGAGTTGAAGTTTATTTATGGCGAGAACCTGCAAATATTTAGAGTGCAGTTTAGCAATATCCACTGTCGCTCTAACTAAATTGGTTTCATCTATCTGACAGTCTTTCTGCCATTCTTCTAGTGTAGTCTCAAGTGTAAGCAATTCAAGTCTCCATAATCAAATTCATAATATATATAGTGCTATTTTATCTCATAGTAGCCGACTCTAAACGTAACGGGAAATGTGATAACAGGTGATGTTTCGGATGTAGCTTCTAACAAAATTGTTCCTATTGATGTAGCGACACAATCAATATATCGAATTGTTTTTACCACATTGTTATGGCTGCTAGTAATCGTCACTGTAATATCCATGGCTGAACCGGTCTTAGAACTTTTTGCCATAGGACTTTCGTAATTTTCCGTAACCATATTTTGAATCAGATTAAAGACTTCAATATAAGTATTCAAATTCTCATCTACCAAAATATCCATTGACAAATCTTCGAATGTGAGAGTATCGCCAGGTAAAGTTATCGTTTGTATTCTCTTAAATGGAACAGACGGAGAATTGATCGAAACTCCAGGATGAATTAATCTCTGAGCAAAAAATTCTAAGTTGCCGAATTTAGAGTGATCTATCACAACCTTAAAGTTTGTGGGTTGAAGATAGTTCATATTTTGTGTTAATGCTGACATAAGATATATCCGATTCAATCTAATTATATCTCTATTTATATAAAAATAAAGCTTGACATTACAAAGTTATTATGCTACATTAGTTGTAGAAACAGAATCACTTGAAAGGGTTCACAAATGACTAAGTTCAACAAAAAAGACTTCACATACCACGGTGGTTATTTGCACTACGCTGGAGATTATACAGATCGTCCAGTTTGGCCAGTTGTCAGCAAAAACGGCGTAAATGTTCATCCATCACTTGTCGGCAAAGGCAAAGACCTTTTCATAGCTCGTTTCAAGCATGGTGGTCCATTCACAAAAGCAAAATTTGTAGCAGAATTGGTAAAGTCTTTTACTGTTGAAGAATATGTTGATGCAAGAAATGAAGAAGGTTTAGAAGTAAGCCACGCACCTCTTGATATTCTGCGTAATAAGAATGAAGAATGGTACAACAAAACAATCCAAAATTGGAAAATGAAAAGAGGAGTTTTATAATGCAAGTCGTAACAGTTAGATTTACAGGTTCGATGGTTAAGCCATCACACCACGATTGTCAAATTGTAGAAGGTTCTATGAGTATGCGATATGATGTGCGGGAAGATGATGCTAATCCTCCAGTATGTAAAATTATCTCACCATTCGGTAAAGATAATACATTAGAAGCATTTTATATGAATGAACAATGGAACTGTTGGTTAGATTAAAAAAAAGACAGTGCCGAAACACTGTCTTTGAGTAGTAATAAAGAGCGCCCTCTCTGTGGCGCTCTTTTTTTGTGCTTATGCACCCAGAATGTTGTCAACTCTGAAGATTCTGTAATACTGATTGGTTCTAGCATTTGCAAGACCATCAGAAGCTGTTGGACCAACAAAAGGATTCGAAACCATGCCGTAGCGGGTCTTAAAGCCGATTTTTGGTTGAAAGCTATCCTCAGCAACAGCGCGAACCATTGTGAGAGGTACGTATGGGCAATAGAAGATACCAGCGTCATATGCGTTGGTGCCTTTATAGCCACATGTGATATAGTCAACAGTTGCATATGGATCAACATATACTTTTGTACGACCGTTAAGAACACCGGCAAAAGTGTTTCCTGTATCATCTACGTTCAAGTTGGCAGAGATTGCTGGGGCATAGTCTAGCATTCCGGTTGCAGCCAAGCAAGAGGCAACGTCCGAAGAAGTGATGATAAAGTTACCACGACCGCGGCGAGTATCTTTTGCGATTGCATTTGCTTCACGCTCGATTTGTACCATCAGACCTTTGAACTTTTCAACACTCCAACGACCGTCTGCATCTGTTTGCAGATCAAACACACCGTTAAGAAGGGTGTTAGCTTGACTTGCGCCAGTTTTAGCTTGGCTGTTGATTGTGCGGATAACTTCACGATTGATTTCTGCGAGGATTTCAGTCGAAAGAATGTTAGCCAGTTCACTTTCAGCGTCCAGACCGTGGATAGCTTTCAAGTCTTGTGCGAGTTCAAGCGAATATTCTGCTTTCAATGCGCGTGTTTTGGCTGATACGTCTGCACGATCAATGGTGAAACCCATTTCTGCCCATGCGCTTGCGCCAGATGTGCCCAGTGCTTCGCCTTCAGCTTTAGTCATGCCGCCTGCAGGAGCTGCACTATTACGCTGATCGTCAATAGTTGAGTCAGCGTTAGTATCAGTAACACCAGCAAGACCAGAACCATCTGTAATGTTAGTTACAGCGGAATCGCCTGAGAAGCCAGTGACAGCTTCGTTATGCAGTGCTTCATTGCCGCTAGTTGCACCAGCGCGAGTGGTTTTGTATGTAGATTTCATTGCAAAGATCAGTCCAGTTGGACCAGTCATTGGCTGAACGCCACATACGTCATATGCCATCATGTTAGGCATAGCACGACGAACCAACGAAATCAGAACTGGGTCCCAATTTTGTACGTTACCAGTGTTGTTTGCTGGAGCTGCTTCAGTCAGTCCACCAAAACCTTGGTATTGTGTGCGCTGCTCCATGAGAGCTTTTTCTTGGTTCTCAAGAACAACAGCAGTTACCGACTTGCGGTGCTTGTCTTGAATTGCGCCAGCAGATTCTTCATTCAGAACTGGCGCCCACTTTTCAATAAGTGTATTGTAGTTAGTTGTTTGCATTTTAATAACTCCTAGGTATTATTTTTAAGTGCGGCAACATAATGTGCCATGCTAGAGGAAACATCAACAGGCGCTTCTGTTTCTTCGCTTTCTTCAGTAATCATTGTTTCTTCAACTAGATCAGCATGTGTTTCTACATCTGATTTATTTGAAAAATATGATTCCTTGATGGTTTCGACTTTAAAGAGAAACGACTCAACGTCCTCAAATTCGACACCTTCTGCTAGTTTTTCTAATTTGGTTGCTTGAGTATCTGCAAGATCCTTAGAAGCTTCACGAATGATCGCGAGGCGTTGTAGGTCTTTTACATGCTCATTCATTTCCATATTAGTAGCTGTTTGCTTGTTTAGGCGAGTCTCAAGTTCTTGGACTTCCTCTGCAAGCTGGTCAACTAGATCAACTTTGGATTCTGGAACTTCGATATACGACTCAGTAAACAGGTCTTTCAACTTGCTCATAAATCCTTCTGAAATTTCATTCCGAATACCAGTCTCAACAGCGAGACGGTTTTCTTCTACCCATTGTTCGACTACATAGTTAAGATAAGAATCAATTTTGTCTACCAATTCGCTTTTGGCTTCTACAATTGCTTCTGAAGTCTCGTCGGCGTATTGCTCTTCGAGGCTTTCGATTCTATTGCTAAATGCTTCTTCCAATTCTTGAACTTTTGATTCAACCCGAAGGTTCAATGCTGCTTCAAAAATAGTGCCAGCTTTATCTTTAAAATCTTCTGATAGTGACTCATCACTTGAAATCAGTGCTTCCAAATCAGCTTCGGTAGTATCTTCTACCATCACTTCTTCCTCGTCACTTACTTCAATTTCTTCGCCCATCATGCTTGAATAAGCTGCCATCAACTTAACTTTGTTA